TTAATACCATACTTGTCTTATTAATGCTAATTGACAGAATCCTCAAAATCAGACAATTAACAACAACAAAAAACAACAAAAAAATGTATACACTCAAACAACCGAATTTTATGAGGTTGTTTGGCGTGTAAAAGGGCTTAAAAATACACAGAAAGGACGAGTTTACGAGGACGCTCTAATAAAACCAAAAGCCCAAAATCACGCAAATCCAAAAAATTAACTACATTTACAAAAACAAATACAAAAAATTATGTCCAAAACAGAATTAAAAACAAAACCCGAAGAAATCCAAACTGGCAAAAATTTAACAAATGCCATTCACTTCGCTATCGAAATTGAAAGCAATTTCAAACTTTACAGTTATCGCATTATCGATACTGAAAACTTCATCGCCCGTACTAATGAACTAATCCAGTTCCTAAATAACGAAACACATGCCGATTAACCCAGCTATTGGTGGCGCCCTCGTATCGGGGGCGACTTCCGCCATATCCGACTTACTCACCAACTCTGGGAATCGTGCTAACCAAAAACGGGCTGACCAATATAATCAAGCCCAATGGAACCGACAAAACGAATACAACGACCCTTCTGCCCAAATGGCACGACTACGCAAAGCAGGTCTAAATCCAAACCTCATTTATGGTTCCTCTTCCGCAGGTGCTACGGGACAGGCATCACCTGCTCCTCTTTCAAAGGCCGCACCTTATAGCGTCCAAAATCCTCTAAAAGACATTACCCAATTCGCTAACTTACGCGCCAAAGACGCACAAACAAACAATTCGTTAGCGCAAAACTCCGTTATTACTCAGGACGCAATCCTTAAAGCTGCTCAGATCCAACAAACTGCTGCCAATACAAAAGGCTCTAAAATACAAAACGATATCGCTCAAAATAATCTCAACTATGCTGCATCTTTCTCAGAAGAAAATCTTCGACAACTTGAAAATGCTACTATACAAAGCGACATCGAAACTTCCTTTAAATCTCAAAGCGTACAAAACCGCGTTAAAGATCTGTACTATCGCGCACAACTCGCCAAACATAACTCTACTGGTGTCCAGTTAGATAACACTTATAAAAGGATCAAAAACGATTTAGCTAAAATCGGCATTTTTGAAAATTCCCCTTGGTACACCAAAATCCTATCTAATTTAAAAAGTCAATTCGACGCTTTTAATAACAACACAGGAATTAAACTAAAAAAATTAACTAAACCCTTTAAAAAATGAGCATTTTTTCACAAATTAAAGCCGATAAACCAACTACCAATCAATTCGACTTATCCCATGACCGTAAAATGTCTATGGACTTAGGAACCCTAACTCCTATTCTCGCTCTGGAATGTATCCCTGGGGATAAATTCAACATGTCTACTTCGCAAATGCTTAGATTTGCTCCTCTAGTGGCACCTATGATGCACCAAGTAACCGTTTATACTCATTTCTTCTTCGTCCCTAATCGTATATTATGGTCTAACTGGAAAGACTTTATAACTGGTGGAGAAGATGGTCTTAATACTTCCGTCTTTCCTACTCTTACATATGACGGCTCCCCTGCTGTTGGCACCCTATCAGACTATTTAGGACTTCCCGTCGGTATTACCGCAGTCCCCTCTCAAAGTGTTTCCGCTTTACCCTTTGCCGCCTACCAACGTATATATAACGAATATTATCGTGACCAAAATCTTATTTCTAAAGTTACGGACACTTTAACTGACGGTATTAACGGCTTTGGCTCTTTTAAAGACCTTAGAACACGCGCTTGGCAACATGACTATTTCACTTCTGCTCTTCCTTGGACTCAAAAAGGTGCCGAAGCTACTATTCCCTTAGGCGCTATTCAAGAGGTCACCTTTCAAGACCCTGCCGATTTATTCGGCACCTCTGGACGAGACTTCCGTATTGTCTCAACTGGCACCGCTGGCGATCCTACCGCAGACCTCGAAGCTTATACTGGCGTTGCAGGAACTCCTGCAGGAACTTGGCAACCTGCTGAAATGAATGTCGGTGCTACCACTATCAACGAACTACGAAACGCCTTTCGTTTACAGGAATGGCTCGAAAAAAATGCCCGTGGCGGTTCTCGTTACATCGAATGCATAAAATCGCATTTTGGCGTAACTTCCTCCGACTCTAGGCTTCAACGCCCCGAATTTCTTGGCGGTGGCTCCTCTCCTGTTACTATCTCTGAAGTTTTACAAACTTCTTCTAATGCTACCCAACCAACACCACAAGGTAATATGGCTGGACATGGAATATCCGTTGGGTCTAACAACAACTTTACTTACTCATGCGAAGAGCATGGGTATATAATGGGCATTATGTCCATACTCCCTAAAACTGCTTATCAAGACGGCATTCCAAAGCACTTCCTAAAATTCGATAAATTCGATTATTTTTGGCCGTCTTTCGCACATCTAGGCGAACAACCCATTGAAAATAAAGAACTTTATTTCACAAATGACTCTCTCAATGAGGACGTCTTCGGCTATACTCCTCGGTATGCCGAATATAAATACATGAATTCCTCCGTACATGGAGAATTCAAAACAACTCTTAAACAATGGCACATGGGGCGGATCTTTACCTCTCGTCCTGCCCTTAACAAAACTTTTATAGAATGTACTCCTACGACTCGCGTATTCGCGGTTCTTACTGGAGAAAAAATATATGCGCACGTATACCATAACATTCGAGCTACTCGTAAAATGCCTTACTTTGGCACTCCTAACCTCTAACCTCGTGCACTCGGAGAGGGCAACTCAATAGGTTCGCCCTCGTCCGACGACGAGCCCCGTCTGGGAAAGACCCGACGGAGTCACACACTAAATAACTAATTATGAGACGAAGAAATCGACGAAGCTCTCGCAAAATACAAAAGAGCAAAAACAGAAAATACAACTCTTACCGCCTTTCACGCGGTGGAATCCGACTATAAATGTGCTTAAGACATTTAGCCATTAAAAAACAAGGCGAAGCCGTTCGGATAGTTCCCTGCGGCAAATGCCATAAATGCCTAGGACGCCGTAGTGGTGACTGGGCTTTCAGACTTGAACAGGAACAAAAACGTAGTACTACCTCATGTTTTCTAACACTTACATACGAAACAACTCCACTATCACCGAATGGTATTCCAACCTTACACAAGAAAGAATTCCCTCAATTTATGAAACGCCTCCGCGCAGAAATTCAATACGCTACAAAATATTCGCGCAAATCTGCCTCAATTAAATATTATTCCGTAGGCGAATACGGCACCGCTTACCAAAGACCTCATTATCACGCAATCATATTCAATCTCCCCCAAAACATGCTTGATAGCAGCGAAGCGTTACACCGTCTATGGGGACTTGGACATATACAAATCGACCCTTGCAACGGTGCGACAATTCGTTACGTTACGAATTATATCACTATCAACGACAAACCTCTAATTGAGAACGGTGACGACCGTATACCTCAATTCTCTACCATGTCTAAAAACATGGGATCAAACTATCTTACCGAAGCTATGAAACTTCATCATCGCTCTAAACTTATTAACTATATTACAAAGCCTAACGGACAAATCCAAGCGCTACCGCGCTACTATAAAGACAAACTATTCGACGACGAAATGAAAGAAATCCTTTCCGATCAAGCCGAATTCGAACGGACTATAAACTTCGAAAAACTATTCAATTCTAACAAACAATTAAAGCTATCATGGAAAAACGATCAAAGACGACAACAGAAAAAACTCAAAAAGCTTGCCCGCGCTTTCAACACCAATTCGACCCTAACCCGCCCATTTATAAGGGAGAAATCACTGACCGAGTAAGCCTTACTACTCCAGACATGAGTCTAACTGTAAAAGAACTTTTACTCAACCATTCACGAGGTGTTCCCTCGATGATACAAAACACTGAGGCTCAATACTTTGACTCTTTCATTCCTCGATTCGACGATATCACCGACGAAATCGCACACAAAGAAAATCTAAAAGCCGAATACGACGCTCTAGCTGCCGAATTAAAACAACAGAAGGCTGACGCACCTAAAAAAGCTAAAGCGGCAAAAGAAGCCGCTCAAAACGCTAAAAAAGCACAACTTGCAGAACTTCAAAAAGAATTTCCTGCACCAAAACCAAAAGACGAGACATAACAATGGCGTCTCTGCATTAATACCATACTTGTCTTATTAATGCTAATTGACAGAATCCTCAAAATCAGACAATTAACAACAACAAAAAACAA